CCAATGTCATTTAATTCCTTACAGAATAGCTCAGCTTGCTCTCTGATTTCAGGGTTGTAGTCCTCAATCTTATCCCATACAGGAGAATCAAACACTTCAACCATGACTTCCTCAAGAAGCTCAGCATCGATTGCAATGAATGTTGATGTCATTTGAAATAATAACCTCACTCAGTGTGAGGTAATACTGACCCTAGGAGTTGAACCTAGGTGAAGACCCAATCAGTTCATCAATAGTTTGATGATTACCAAAGCCTGAAGATACTGGCGAGCCTCGAGCCTGCTGAGACTCTAGCATAGCCATGACTGCTTCATCTTTGGCGGCGGATGCACTAAGCATAGCACAACCATTGAAATAGGGTTTAAGTGATTGCATAGAATCGCTCCATTACGATTTCTCTGATTTCAGATTCAGTATACATCGGTAGGTTACCAGTGTCAACTAACTCATCCATAAAGTCTTCATAAAGACCCTCAATGATTAGTTCATTGTTCATAGTTTGTAATAATATACAAAGGCTAATGCTAGGGCTTGCACCTAGCCATGATTGTGGTCATAGTGTCTATACACATTAGCACTTCAAACAACTTCATACATGCTCACCGACGGTTTAATCCGTGCGGCGTCTTCCTCAGTCTCCCGGGTCAGTCAATGTCCCTCCGGTGTCACATGCTACCAACACGCTAGTAATTTAATACTCGACTGATTGAATAGTGCCATGATCAATTGTTTTGAATCGGTGTGGTTCCCGACTGATGTACTCAATATATCCTGAGTTGTGGCTGATGTCAAGTCTTACTTAATAATTAGTAACACTCTATCGAATAAGGTTATAAGGTCGTGTTCCTTGTCCTTTGTTCGATGTACTTACTATAGCATGTCGAGGAGACACGTCAACAGATTGTTAAGAATCCGTAACAATACCCCCTAACCCCCCGAAAAGCCCCACGCAGCACCTCTCGGGGATGTAACAAATGATACACCCGTGATGGTGACCCCGGTTAGTGCCTCAACACACTTCGTGGTACCCCCACGGGGGAATTTATTTCCTACGGCGTAGTAAATACCCTTCAGAAAATTATACCAAAATTTAATGGTCGTTCAATACAGACAACCTTCGAATACGTTTGGTGTGCTTTTTAATCAGCTTTTGTGCCTTTTTCCGTGTTGTACACTCCTGAGCCTTCATATATATCTTCAACAGCTTCTCTGTCTTTATAGTAGCGATTGTCTTAGTGCCTCCGCTAGTCCACGATAACTACTAGCAACATAAATCTGGCCTGCAACAACTGCTAGAGTTGCTATAGACCAGAATATGTAGTAATATCGTTGTTTAATCTGTCTTGGTGGTTTAGTGTGAGTGGTCATAATTAATCGTATCTCCAATCAGATATATAAGTACTTTCAGGTGGTGTTTTATCTGTGCCTAATGCTCTTTGAAGTCCAGGATGTGATAAAAGGTTAGCGATACCACCAATATCAGAAGTCATAGTAGGATCAAATATACTACCAGTATCAAAACCTAAAGCTCTTGTAGCATAATCTAAACTAGCTTTTTTCTCTTCAGAAGGATCTAGTTCATACTGTCTAAGAGCTTCATTATAATCCTGCCTAGACCAATTAGCTACAGCGACATCTAAACCCTTCCATAAGCCGAATGTAGCATACTCTCCAGGGAGTGCTGAAGCAATTCTAGTAGCTGCTTTAACTCCTGTACCGAGGAGACCAGTTAAAGGTGCACCTAAGAGTGTAGCTCCTATATATTTTCCCAGATGTTTAGTTACTTTAGGATTTTCGATAGGTGTACTCAATCCACCAATTATAGTTGCTCCACGATTTTCAGATATACCTTTAGCTAGATTATATGCTTCAGATGTATTACTAGCACCTTTCCTTAAATTTTCTTCAGCAGGAATATTTCTAAGATTATTATACCAATTTAAACCCCCTTGAGATAAAGCAATACTATGATCGCCATGTAATTTAACATTACTCATAGCTCGTTTAGCTGTTAAAGAATCTATCTCACCTTTATTCATAGCTTGATAAATTTCAGTAAAGCTCGTAAGTTCCTCATCTGGTACTCCAGGGAATTGTTTTTTCAAAGTTGTAAATAACTCATCAAAATCGGGAGTTGCACCAGTTTTCCTCCCAGCATAACGTAAAGACCTTCCTCGATGCCCTGCTATTTTATCAAATCCTAGACCTTGTGGATTAGCTGTAGTACCTTTATACTTACCTTTTTTAAAATAAGCTAATTGACCATCTTCTCCTAAATAGTAAGGTTTTAAACCTCTACCATCAGTACCAAGTGCTTGATAAGATTCTTCAAGCATTCTAGCATGTTGACGCCCTTGAGTGGTAGTAGGTCTAAGATAAACTACTCGAGCAGTATCTTGGTGATTACCTATTTGTATTAACGTTTCAGGTACAGTAAGATCTAATACATTATATTTTATAAACTCTCCAGTTTTTCTATGTTTTTTACCTGCTGTATCACCAACTTTAACAAATGGATCATTTTTGAACCATTTTTCATATAATTTAGATTTTACAGTATCATCCGCATGTAAACGGTAAGTACCTTCAGGTAAAGCAAATCTAACTTCATTGAACTTTCTTCTTAACTTAGAAATACCCGCACGTCCTTTATAAGCGGTTTCAGCTTCAGGTTTCAGGACATCAATAGATAAAAAATCTATATCAGGTATCCATTCATTTGTAGCATCAATAAATTTACCTCCAGACTCAGAGAGATCAGCTGTTATTTTAATTAAGCCATCTGGATCTAACCATTCACCGTGTTTGATTAGTGATTGGTATATCTGTTGTTGTAGTGTTGTTCCCATCGTGCTGTAGGTATATATAGGTGGCAAATCCTACTGGTCCTATTATCCTTAATAGTAGTAGAATTAATAATAATCTTTTCATTTATAGTGGATCGAAGCTTCGCCTATGTTCGATATAGTGAAGGGGAATATGTTGTCTTCCCCTTCTATTTGACCGCTGTTTCCACGCACGAGGAGCACCACTTCCCCGTGTATAAGGCAGTGGTTGAATTAAACCCAAGTAGGGATGCGGGATTTGGTGGTACCTCGTGCTTGCTTACGTTGTAAATAATCCATACCTAAAACAAGGTGATTAGCCTCTGATTGAGGATCATCCATCCAAGCTTCTAAGTGATCTAACCATTCTTGGTCTTTTCTGTCTTTTATTACGGCAGAGGCTGAGATGGCGAGGGCATCTGTAAACCATTTGACGCCTTGGGCAAGGGCATCGATTCTGTCATCGTGTTTGACAGCCCCTTTTTCCCTGCACATCCTGGAGATTTGGTATCCAAGCATATATTGGAATCGAGATTCAGTTGGCCTCTCAGCACCCGATTCATAATCCCACTTAATAACTGCGGGGTCAACCACCAACCTATGCTGATTAAAGACAGGCTCAAGACTGTCAATGATGCGATCTTCTTTCCTGACATTAGCTCTAGTTTCCTCTATGTTAATTGGTACATTTTTATTAATAGCATGTTTTCTAAATAATTCAGCTACCATGCCATCACCAAAATTACTTTCAATAAGTAAAGTTGATACTTTATATTTTTTACATTTAGCTAAAATAGCTAATAATGTTTTGTCTGAATAACCGTCTGTAGAGGCGTAGATTTCATGTAGATACATCAAACCATTCAACTGGGAAATAAAGCATGCTACAGTCTCATCTGTGCCCCTTCCAGAAGGGTCTACACTGCAGATAGTTTCACTATACGGTTGCCATTCACCTTGAACTTGCATTGGACTGTAATAATAGTCTCCTGGAAGTCCTACACAAGGTAAATCTTTAATCAGATTATCCTTACTAGAGCACCATATTATGTTTTCGGGTGCTGTATCTGGATTGACCGGGTTAATAATAAGGTCAGCAAACTTGAGTGGAAACTTCTCTGCATCAGATAGAGAAGTGTCGAGCATAAACTGCAACATAAAGTTGCTACGACCCATAGCAGATTCACGTTCCAGCAAATCTTCTTCCTTAAATCGGCTATCCGTTGGCTTCCACGCAAGGTCATCTTCAGTATTTAAATCCTCTTCTAACTGTGGTGCAAGAAGGCCATCATACATAGCCACCTTTCGGGGGTATCTAGCAGGCCATACAAACGGTTTATAGTTCCTTTCACGTAGTTTATTGTAAACTGTGAAGGTAGTTTGAGGAGTTCCAAGGAACATAATCCTGGAATCCTTCTTTGGAGTAAGTATTGATTCACATTCAGTTACTAATTGAAGTAATTTTTCTCTTTGTAGTTCTGTCATAGAGTTATTTGGTACCTCTACGTCATCCAGAACCATTAAATCAGCACGGCTTCCAGTAAGCTGCCCAGTGATACCAACTGATTTGACAGAAGGAGCTTGGTGAGGTGCAGCTGGGCCAACGTCAAATGAGACTCTTGACCATCTTTGATCATCGTTTTTAGGTTTTAAATGGCTCATCCAGGGTACTTCCAGGATAAGTCGTTGACAAAATATAGAAAACGAGTCGGCTCTATCCTTAGATGCCGATACAACCATGATCTTTTTATTAGGATCATTAAATAATGTCCATAATACAAAAGCTGCAGTAATCCAAGACTTACCTACACCCCTAAAAGCCTGTATCTGTAACCTTTTTGGACCAGTTTGTAAGTATTCTGCTATACAAAGTTGTGCCCTAGTAGGTTGAGGTAGTGCTAAATGTGTCCATACAGCAGTTAAAAAGAACCTAAAGTCACTTTTTAGCTGTGTTGCTATTGTATTCTTTGTAGTCTTTTTCAAATTGCTCTATCCCTTTTTCTGTAAGTACATGGTGATACATTTTATCTAATACACTCGGAGGTATAGTACATATATCTGCACCAGCATAATGAGCTTCCATTACACTTTTAACATCTCTAATAGAAGCAGCTAACACCTGTGTATCTGTACACATTGTTACATGGGCACAATCTTTAATTAATTGTATACCATCAAATGAATTATCATCTAATCGTCCAACAAAAGGTGATATATAACTAGCATTTGCTTTAACAGCTAATAATGCTTGTGCTGCGCTAAAGACTAAAGTGACATTAACATTAATCTGTTGTTCTCGTAATCGTTTACAAGCTTGAAGCCCTTCTCTAGTACAAGGTACTTTAATAGTTGCTACGTTACCAAACTTTTGATGTAATCTTTTACCTTCATAGATCATATTCAATTCAGTACCTACTACTTCCATAC